GTGCGAGATCCCTTGCCATCACGGTTTGAGGATCCTGCTTTTGATCGAATTCGACGAGGGCTCGATGCTAGCGATACGCGTTGGCAATTCACTCCCGAGAGCCTTGACAATCTTTCAAAAGCTGTGCAACGGGTACAAATTCAGAATGGTTTGCTTCCAAACTACGGGGAAAACTTCAATCCGATGCTACGTTGCATCGTGCGGCGTACCCGCGCATATTTGGAAGCAACGATTAATCCAGCGACGGGCGGTTACTTCCTGCCCAAGGTTACGGTGAAGCTGTTCGGTGAGGAAAATGCGGACGCTCTTGTGCTTGGCGGATATCTTCGCGAGGCTTGGTGATGATCTGGTTGTAGGCGTTACCTCGAAGCGCCAAGTGTCCTTGCAGCATTTCACGCCACTCGAACGGGTTTTGAAACCTGTTCGGGCGCTTGGCCAGCAGGCGGTAGAGCCAGTGGTCGGTCACGCGGTCTTTGCCACCATCGGCGCGTGCGCGGTAGACGACCAGCGGCAAAGAGGCCATGGTCTCCGACAATACGCGCACGCAGGCATACACTGCCGCTAGGCGAAGCGCGCTGTCGGGTGAGACACGCATGCCGCTGCTGCCACGTGCTGAGAGGGGTTCAAAAAAGAAGTCCCCCCAGGGCGACCTGTCACCGCTCGAGGCTCGGAAGCGATCAAAAAAACTGAGTATCCCCATCAAATCAGAGCATCAACAATTCGTAGTCCGCACCCAGCACCACCGAGTCTCCCGGTTTGATCGCGCGCGAAATCGCCATGATCAGTGCCACGATACCGTCGATTTTGTTTTCAGCTCGCTCCTTTCGTGGATAAATATTGTCTTTGGCATCCAGGTGGGCCACAACGTTGCTGGCCATCCAGCCAAGCACCGGGTCACCATCGTGGATGAGTTTCTTCTGGAGCACGAGGGCTTCCAGAGTTTTCATCCTTCTCGGTTAGCTTTGGATTGAACTGGTAAGGGCTGGCCTTGCCTCTGAACTTTGCCAGATCGTTTAATTGGCGCTTGCACGCCCTTTGTACCCAGTTGCACGTCAGAATATCGCCGGCAACCACGGCCTCGGCGTATCGACGTGCCGTGGTCGAATAGGTTTCGGTTGCCATTAGGTGACTTTGTAATTCATTTGCGATACACTGGATTTCATGAAAACTGCCACTATCCCATCCATCCGGGTTCTTCCCGCTTTTCGCGAGCAAGTCGAGTCTTCGCTACGTGAGGGCGAGACCTTGTCTGAATTCGTCGAACAGTCGGTGCGCACCGCACTACAACGCAGACGCGACCAGAGCGAGTTCGTTGCGCGCGGGATAGCCTCCCTCAATGCTGCGCGGCAAAACAAGGACTACGTCGATTCAGTCGTCGTCATCGATGACTTGCAGCGCAAGCTTGACGCTGCCAAGGCAACACTCGCCAAACGCCGCACGTGACGTATCGGGTTCGACTGACGCGCCAGGCGCAGGCCGATCTGCAGCGGCTCTTTGATTTCATCATCGAGCGTGAATTGGCGAGCCCCGCGGGGGACCTCGAGATCGCCGAGCGAGCTCTGACAGCAATCCGTGCCGGATTTGACACGCTGCGAGCTATGCCCTTCACTTGCCGAAAGGCGGGTGACAGCCCGTTTCTGCGCGAGCTGGTCATCTCTTTTGGTGCAACCGGTTACGTAGCCCTGTTCGAGATAATCGATGATCAGAAGGTCGTGATCGCTGCGGTGCGTCATCAGCGTGAAGACGATTACTACTGATGCGCTTTTGTAGCCGCTGGCTTTAGCCCGCGATGTCGGCCCAAGGATCCATACCTTCATCAGCAGCTTCCATCGGTAGTGATACACGTGAGCGCGACGCAGGAGTAAACCCCATCTCAGTCGCAGCCTTAGTCATAATTTGAGTTTGCTTGTTGGCAATCGCAAGGTACGGTGACTGCATTGGCACACCAGTGTTTGGGGCTTTTACAAGTAGACCCGTCTTGTTAATGCCAGCTTGAGCTTTGCGATACAAATCCGCAGCACAGGCCCAGACTTCGAGCACAGACATATCCAGGCGTTTTAACAAATGAGGCGGTGCACACTCAAGCGCATAGCGCCAGGCTGACTTCGCACCCTCGGCCATGTAGTCTGGCGGGTCAACCAGTTCACCCTGAGGCTTTGGTTCGTTCAGATTTGTGCGGCACTTCTGTAACGTCCCTCTGATTTTCTTAACTGTCGTGGGTAGTGGTTTGCGACCAGCCATAACTATTCCAATTGGGGGGATCCCCCCTTGTTTCAATTTGCACACGCAAAAATTTGATTAAGGCCACGCCTCACTACTTTCAGACTGTAGAGATTCAGACCCCCTAGGGGGTGTAGCGCTTGGCTGCAGTCTCGCGCACGGTCTTGCGGTTGTGGCACGACACGCAAAGCGGCTGTAGGTTTTCCCAACCAAAACGCTCACCACCGTCCTTGAGGGGCTGAACATGATCAGCTACCACCGCAGGGGCTATGCAACCAAGCGCGCTGCAAGCCTTACAGGTCGGATGCTCACGCAGAAATGCTGCGCGTACCGAGCGCCAGCGCACCGACTGATAAAAGTTACGCTCGGAGTCAAAGCCTCGTCGAGCTCGGCCGTAGTCACGGTGCGCTGCAACACGATGCTCGCTGCAGTAACCGGGCGTGCTCAGCACTGCACCACAACCAGGATGACGACAAGGTGTTGGTGCACTTCGTGGCATAAGCGCGCGATTCCAAAAATTTTTTGAACTCAAGCAAAGTTCTTGCAGATAGTGCTTGGCTTGTTGCGTCTTCAGAGCGTTCATACAGACGTCTCAAAGACGCTTATCAATTAACCTGCCGGAGCACCCCATGAAACTAACAACACTGACACCGAGCCAAAGCCAACTCCTTGAAGCCGCGGCCTGCCACCCTCAGCGTTTACTGACAGACTTCCCAGCAAACTTGAAAGGCGGTGCACTCATCAAAGTGCTCACAAGCCCTGGCAACCAGGGCTTGATCCGACCTCACAGCAAAGCTGCCTCTGGCAACACGCAATTTGCAATCACCAGTGAAGGACTGCAAGCGATCGGTGTTCAACCACCAGTCACGCCTAAGCGCGAGGTGAGTAAGCAAGCAATCTTGGTCGAACTCATGAGCCGCCCCGAAGGTGCGACCCTTGCGCAGATGGTTCAAGCCACTGGTTGGCAGGCACACACGGTGCGCGGCTGCTTGGCCGGGACCTTAAAGAAAAAGCTTGGGCTGCTCATTGACTCGGTCAAAGAGACGGGCGGTGAGCGCGTCTACAGAGTCTCACCCATCACAACTGTTTGCGCCTCACTTAGGGCTAAGTAAGCTTTATCCCGTGTCGCTTGATTGATACGGCTACCTCACTATACACGTAGGTTCCTTTTTGGAACCTTTTGCACTACAATGTAGCTCCTCATCCGGAGAATGTCATGTCCGTCAACGTCAAACTATCTGAAAACCTGGTTGAGCAGGCTAAGAGCCACGCACAGGTGCAACATCGTTCCGTGCCTAAGCAAATCGAATACTGGTCCCAGATTGGCAAGATTGCCGAAGAAAACCCGGATCTGCCATTCTTCATGATCCGTGACATCTTGATCGCTGATCAGGAAGCGGTCGTTGGCGAATACGTGTTTAGCTGATGCGTCTACTTGTTACTCCCTCGTTTGTGAGGGCAACCAAGAAACTGCATCCACCGCAAAAGCTGGAGCTTGATGCGGCGTTGCGTGCCATCAGCGCAGATCCAATTGCAGGTGAGGCGAAGGTTGGTGACTTGGCCGGCATTCGTGTTTACAAGTTTCGGTTATCGAATCAGATGTATCTGTTGGCCTATCGGATTTTGGATACGGAAAGCCTAAAACTTCTTACCCTTGGCTCTCACGAGAATTTCTACCGAGATTTGAAGCGTATCGAAGACTGAGTCTGTGCTCAAAGCATGGGTGCGGGTTCGGTCTTTGAAACGGACGCCTCGACGAGCACATTAAAATCTGCGCCATCGCTGGCGCGTTTGGCTTGTTTGCCAGAAAACAATTGCCAGCGTTTGATGATGACGTCGACATACTTCGGGTCAAGTTCCATGAGCCGCGCGCATCGGCCTGACTTCTCGCAGGCAATGAGCGTGGTGCCAGAACCACCAAAGGGGTCGAGCACGATGTCGCGCGTCTTGCTACTGTTGCGCACCGCACGCTCCATGAGTTCCACGGGCTTCATGGTTGGATGAAGATCATTCTTGTGCGGCTTCTTGATCTGACACACATCGCCCTGATCGCGCGCCCCGCACCAGTAGTGCTACGCGCCGTCCTTCCAGCCGTAGAGGATGGGTTCGTACTGGCGTTGGTAATCGGCACGACCCATAGTAAAAGTGTTCTTGGCCCAGATGACAAAAGTTGACCACTTGCCACCAGCTGCACGAAACGCAGACTGCAAGGTATCGAGCTCGGACGAGCTCATAGCGATGTAGACCGCACCCTTGGTGACAGCCAGAATGTTCTGGCACGCAAGCAGCAAAAAGCCCGCAAAGCCGTCACCCATGTTGTCATTCAAAATCGGACGGTTGGTGCCGCGCATTTTATCTTTGGCCGTGTTGGCATAGTTCACGTTGTAGGGCGGGTCAGTCACTGTCATGTCGGCGAGTTCGTCACCGAGCAGTGCCTTGTAGTCCTCGGCCTTGGTCGCATCACCACAGATGACTTTGTGCTCACCCAGCAACCATACATCACCCGGCTGCGACACCGCATCGTCGGTGACCTCGGGCACAGCGTCATCATCCGTTAGGCCCTCGGTGCCTTCGTCGCCTGCGATCAGAGCATCCCACTCATCTTCGGTAAAACCGGTGAGATCCAGATCAAACCCTGCGTCTTGCAACTCCGCTAGCTCAACGCCCAGCAACTCGTCATCCCAACCTGCGTTGGCAGCGATACGGTTATCAGCCAGGATGTAAGCCTTCTTTTGGATCGCAGAGAGATGAGTCAGCTCAATGACTGGCACCTCGGTCAGTTCAAGTTTGCGCGCCGCCGCGAGGCGTCCGTGCCCAGCAATGACACCTCGCTCACCGTCGGTGAGGATCGGATTGGTAAAGCCAAACTCAGCGATTGAGGCAGCAATTTGCGCTACCTGATCTTCGCTGTGAGTGCGGGCATTGCGCGCATACGGGATGAGCGAAGCCACCGCGACCATTCGGATCTCGGGTGTCATAAAAATTCTCGGTGTTGGTGTGTGTGAAAGTCGCTGTCGGCTTGACGGACTTGCTCACTAAAGATGTAGGGGCTTGCCCCAAACAAAACGCCCACAAGGCATATGCTGTGTGGGCGTGATTTGAGTGATTAACAAAATGATAGTGCTTCGATATATACCGTGTCAATAGCTTTTCGTACGATTTTTAAATCAAGCGATTAAGGTAACTTTTTACATCATCATTTGCTGATCATTGCCTTGAGGTCCTTGGTCAAAAGGAACAGGTGAAATGGATCTGAGGCGCTGGGTTCAAACTCCCAGTTAAGGTACCACTGCCTTGCCGACTCGTCCTTAGCATGCACCAGCAGCGCGCGAATTCCAGCGATATCTGCCGCCTGTGCTGTGCGTAACAATGCATTCTTGAGCAGCGCTTTGCCAAGCCCAACACGTTGATGCTGCAAATCCACCGCAAGGCGAGCCAGAAGCATCACCGGGACCGGATGTTGCGGAATTCCTTTGATCACTCGTGGCGCGGCTGTTGTCGGATCAACGCTACCAACAGCCAAACTGTAGAAGCCTACAACGCAGCCTGAATGACAACTCACATAGGTCTGGGCGCTATTCGATTTTTGATTGACCAGCGCGTAACGCTGCAAAAACTGATTCAGTGCAGGCTGGCCACAATCGAAGGAATCGACGACATCTGCATTGGCCAGTTTACGAACTGGTTCATAAGACTGCGAGC